CCGTTTTCGGCGCATGAGGGCACTATTGAGGGTATGTGGCTTCCTTACACGTATCTTCGTCCAAGAAACTCTGTTCTCCAACCTCTGTTTGGTTTAGATACCATACATTGGGGAGATATGAGTTACTTTGCGCTCAAAACGATGACTCCGAAATTTTCGGAGTTATCGCTCGCTAATAGTCTGCTCGAACTGAAACAAGTTAAAGATCTCGCTTCCCCCTATGGTGGGAAGAAAACGAAATCCAGACTTGCTAAGTTTTCGAACGCGATCCTATGGGACACGTTTGGTGTCGTGCCGACTGTTAATGATATCGTAGATACCATTAACCTTATTCGACGTATGTCGAGTAAGATTGCCGAAATACGTCGTCGTGCTGCCCGTCTTCAGACGCGGCATTACGCTCGACGTATCGATTCGTCAGGGTCTTTACCCAGCGATGCATCTACCGTTATAGAGAATACGGGTGACTTTAGACAAGTCACCATTAATACTCGTTCGCGGTGGATTCAGGAACCCATGTATCATGCTACGCTCAAATTCCGCTACGACGTCTCGTCGTTGTCGGACCTTGAACTGCGCATTCAAGCATGGAGCCAAGCGTTAGGCATCGACAAACCCTTAACTGTGGTTTGGAATGCCATACCCTTCTCCTTCGTCGTCGACTGGTTCGTCGACGTCGGTGAGTGGGTAGACTCGCTTCAGGCAGAGCCTGTGTTACCAATTGTGATAGAGGACTTCTCGCATAGCGTGAAGTACTCTTATAGGTCTTATGCTGACCTTGACTTCTGGTCGGGAGCTTTGCTCACGACCATCGGTTATGGAGAGCATACTTACTATGAGCGCAGACGGGATATCCCGTCTACAGTCGCGCCGTTGAATGTGAAGTTTCCTTCTATTCAACAGCTCGTGTTAGGTGCAGCGCTTCTCGTTCAGGGGCACGAGTCACGCAAACAGCGTGGACAAGCCTCTACTCGTAGACCACCAAAACCAAAGTGGCTCAAGTTCCCTAATAGTGGACCAGTCTAGCCTGATCGAACTATCCTGCGTTATGCAGGGTAGCGAGATCCGCCTGTACCAGTTCATCACAAATAAACAGTGCGCCTTCGGGCGCATATGTCTTATTGGGGGAAGGGAAACCGTGATAGGTTTCACTCTTCATCTTGGCATACACAATGGTGCCGTATGGCATTGATGGTTAAGACTCTATCTGCTTAGAAACCAGATGAGCGCTAACATTCCGTTAGTCGAGTTGGAACGCAGTGATGCGTTCCATCTGTGTAACTATGTTTACCGATCCCGTAACTCTCGCCGGCGATTCATCGTCGACGCGAGGCTATGCGCTTCAGTCCATTCTTGACGGTAATTCCGTCCGGAGTGCACCGACAGCGCCCGTTGGGCTACCCGAGCAACTTATCATCAAACATGATATTTCGTCTCGTGGTGGCGTTCCACTCGCCCGTCATCTCATCCGTTTGAACCTCGCCAAAACTGGCGTGGATCATTCGGGTGCTTTGCTCACGGCGAGCGTCTATCTCACGATCGAGGTCCCTCTGGACCAGGCCGTGACAGTGGCGATGCTTCGCGATATGCGTACGCAGTTGAATAACTTCACTACGAACGCAAACCTCGACAAGATCTTGAATAACGAGCCTTAATCATGCTCATTATCTTCTTGATCTTGTGCCTCGCACAGGACAACAACGTGTACTGGACCTGCTATTTCTGGTAAGATAGAGAAATCTACTTACTAGTTGTATCACTTCAGTATAAGGCATCAGCGGAATCGTTTGTCACTAAACATAGTCGTGTGTTGTTACCTATTCTATGAACAGGATCCAACTCCCCCGAGAGGGGGACGACATGTGCTCGTTTTATACGAGCTTACACGAACGGCTCATCGCTGATGTAGCTGATTCGTACGGTACTCTTGCTGTGAAGCAGGAGTGCACACTCGACATTGCAGTAATGCAACGTCGCGTCAGGAGTGAGGGTCTTTCGTTTTTGACGAAAGCCCTCCCTAAACTCGGGAAAGAGCTCGATAGAGCTCTCTCCCAGGGCACCTTATTCGCTCCGCG